CGGGACGGACTTCCTCTCGCTGTCCGGCGACGCGCTGACCCTGACTCAGAATGCAATCGGCGGGACGCTGCTGGCCCGCGTCAAGCTCAACAGCGTTGTGGCGGGCACCCAGCGGCTGCTGGCATTCAGCTACGGCGCTGGCCTGTCTATCCGGCTGTACACGGGAATGTTCGGCGGCAACTGGCAGATCATCGCCCGGCGGCTGGACGGCGATAGCTCCCTGGGCGCTGGCTCCGTGGCCAGTGATCAGGCTGTCCACACCTGGGCCTTTGCGCTCGACTGGGCTCGTGGCGTTTATGAGATCGCCCAGGATGGTGTGACTGTCGGCTCTGGTACCTCCGGGCTAACCGCTGGGGCCACGTCCAACACCCCATCCAACGCTGTTGTCCTGGGTGCTGGCGCTGACGCCACGTCGCCACTGTTTGGGGATCTTTACGAGCTGCTGTATTGGCCGCGCGTCCTGACCGCTGTGGAGCGCGCCGCGGCTGAGGACTACCTCAGCGGCGGCGGCCTGCCCTGGCCACTCCGCGAGGCCCTATGCCGCCGCGTCCAGGTCAACCTGGCAAAGCGCGCACTACCGCTCGGGGTGATCGATCAGGCCTCAGACGGCGGCGGCCCGTCGTTCGTCCCACGCATCGATCCTGAAGTGCGGCGCCTGGAGGCGCCCTATCGAAAGCTGGTGGTGGGGTAATGACACTCGCCGCTGACCGCGCCGCCATTGCGGCCGCCGTGGATGCTGTCCAAGACATCACCGGCTACGATGACCAGCCCGCCATGTTGAATGTGGGCGACGCCTGGGTGCGCTGGGCAGGGTGGCTGGCCGCTGGCCCGCTGGCCCTGTTTGAGACCACCTGGCTTGTGGACGTGATCACTGGAGGCACGCCCACCGACGCTATGAATTTCCTGGACTCGCACGCTTCGCTGCTGGTGGATGCCGTCGCGCCGCTCGCATACGTGGCCGCTGTGCTCCCGGTTGATTTCCAGATCCCCAACGCTGGCGTCCTGTACGGCGCTGAAATCACACTCAAGAGAGAGAGCTAGCCATGCCCGCTTACACTGGCGCCCGCGTATTCCGTGATGCCCTGTTCAAGCTGTCCGGAACGGACTTCACGAACCAGGCCTGGGAGATCACCATGGACGGCGACACGCCGATCCAGCAACAGCGGACCCTGGTCCCTGATGGTGGGATCTCCGACGTTGACACCGCGCTCTGGAAGATCAGTCTGGAGGGCCTCCAGGACTGGGAGACCACCGGTCTGGCTAAGTTCCTGTGGTCGAACAAGGGCGCCCAGGTGGCTTTCGTGTTCGCGCCCCGCAAGGGCTCGGGCCTGGCCCAGCACACGGGGACGCTCATCTGTGTGGCCCCGCCGAGCGGCGGCAAGCAGGGTGAGTTCCTCCAGATGCAGATGGAGCTACCGATCATCGGCGAGCCCGTTCTGGGTACCCAGCCGTAACCGCCCACCGATTCGATTCGATCCAGGAGCCCGAGAAATGGCAGCACTACCAGTAACCACAATCAGCAAGGCAGGCGTGGCCCCGGCCCCGGTTGTCGCGGCTGCGACGGACACCATCGATGTCAACCTGTTGGGTGGCCGGCCAGCCATTCTGCACGCAAAGAACACCACCGGCTCAGCCGTCACGTTCACAGTGGTGGACAACGGCAAGACGCCCGGGGGCAGCTCGGGCGCCAATGCTGGCGTCAGCGTTCCGGCCACCACCGGGGACCGGGAGATCCTGGTCCTGCCCGACTACGCGGACGCCACCGGGATCATCACTGTGACCACGTCCGCCCAGGGTGCTGGCATCACTTCGATGGTGAAGCGGCTTCCCTGACATGGCTGCGATCCTGGAGAGCGTTCCGCCGCGGGTCCGTGCCTGGGTCTACGCGATCCTTGCCACGGCTGGCCTGGTGCTGGGCTCTCTCCAGGTGGCCTATCTGACTTTGGGAGTCCAGCCGCTCTGGCTGACCGTCTCCCTGGCTGTCTTCGCGTTCCTGGTCGGACCAGGCAACACGATGGCGGCAAGCAACACACCCGTACCCCGCCGCGAATTACGAGAGGAATAACGACATGGGCGCACCGACCGTCATGGACCTGGAGATCTGGAAGGAAGGCGCAGAGGAGGCAGAGCCTGTCCGCGCTGACCAGCGTGACATGGCCGCGTTCGAGCGTAAGCATTCGATGGGCACGGCCCGCGCGATCGATGACGCCACCGTGATCTTTCAGCGATACATAGCGTGGGCTGCTCTGCGCCGACTCGGGCGCACTGACCAGGCCTATGACGCTTGGGACGCCACCGTGATCTCTGTGGAGGAGCCGGACGAGGAAGCGCCTCAGGAGACTGTGGACCCTACGCCCCCGGCTCTGTGATGGATCTCTACATCCGCATGGCGCTGGTGACCAGACAGCCACTGTCGGAGCTGATGACCTGGGAGCCGAAAGCTCTCAGCTCGGCGTGTCTGTGGTTAGACGAACAGGAAAAGGCCGCGGAGAAAGCGGCTAAGGGGAAGTGAGCAGACGTGAGAGTCACGGGCGCGGACGAGATCGCGCTAGTCGCTGCTGCCGTCCGCGCGGTGGGCTCTGACCGCAAGATCGTTAACGACATGGCCGCGGGTATCCGCCGCGGCGTGGGGCCTGTCCGCAAGGCAATCCGAGCGCATGAGGTGGAAGTCCTGCCCAGCGGCCTGGGCTCGTGGATGGCAGCGGGCAAGATCACCGCACGCATCCGCCGCGGCGCCGACTCCGCGGGCGTCACGATTGTCCAGGGCCGCAACTCAGGCACCGGCAAGCGCTCGGACCTGAAGCGGCTGGACAGTACTGGCCGCGTCCGTCACCTCACCTGGGGTCACAAGCCCTGGAGTCCTCAGACGGTTGTGGCTGGGTCGTTCAGTGAGGGCGCGTCAGAGGAAGGCATGGACCAGCTCCTGGCCGCCACTCTGGACGCCTGTGAGAATGCCGCCGAGAGGATCGTGAGGGCCTAATGGGCGTCAACAGTCGTGACGTTGAGCTGAATCTGGAGGGCAACGATCACACAGACAAGGCCACCCGGTCAGCGGGTAACAACCTGGACCGGCTCCGCCGCAAGATGGGCCGATTTAACAGCGACACCAAAAAGTCCATGCTCAAAAGCGGGTCGGACAGCGCTACCGCTTTCTTCCACTCATTCCTCCGCGGGCTCACGTTCGGCAAGATCGGCGCCACGGTGGATTCCAAGATGGGGCCTCAGTTCGCCCGCATGGGTATCCGGCTAGGTGGCGTCTTCGCGGTCGGCCTGGTGGGCGCTGTGCTCGCCCAGGCTGGCAACCTCATACTGGCTGGGCTCCCGCTGATCCTGGGCCCGGCTCTGCTGGCTCTCCCGATCCTGGGCATCATGAAAAAGCAGATAGCCAAGGGTGAGGAGCTGAAAAAGGTAGCAACCAAAATCCAGGCCCTAGAGGAGAAAATCCACAAGAGCAAGGGCAAGTCGCGCCGCGAGGCTGAGCGTGAGCTGGGTGTCCTCCAGCGCCAGCGGCGGAACCTGGAACGACAGACAGCCCACTGGGAAGGGCTCAAGCGGAAAGCTAAGTCGTTCCTGGACCAGATCTCCGCGCCGCTCCAGCCCACCGTGTTCCGGCTCATGGATCGAGCTGGCCGGTTGCTCGACAAGTTCGGCCCCAAATTCCGCAAGATGGTGAAGGGCCTAGCGCCTGGTTTCGAGGGCCTGGTGGGCGGCGTCATGGACGGCGTCGTGGCTTTCGTCACGGCGCTCACCCCGGCCATACCCGGCATAAACGCTGGGATGAAGGAGTGGGGCAAACAAGCTCCCAAGATCGGTAAGGGGATCGGCGACGCGATAGCGGCCATCCTGAAGGACCCGAAGAAAGTCCAGGACGCTGTCCGCAACACGGCCGACCTTCTCCGCGGCGCCGCTGACTCCGCAATTGATCTTGCTAACGCTCTGGTCGTGATCTCCCAGAAGTACAAGACTCTGTCGGACAAAGTGGACAAGTTCGAGCAGAGCACAGGCGGCAAGGGCGGCCCGCTCGGCGGCATGCTCAACGCGGTCAAGCGCAACGCACCCAAGATCACCGGGGCTATCCGCCACCTGGGGACCAGCATCCATTCGGTCTGGAATGCGGCAGGCCACAAGATCAGTGCGCGAACCAAGATCATCGTGTCTGCCGTCGTGCGCTGGCTCAAGGGCCTCCCAGGCAAAGCTAAGGCCGCTGTCCGCCAGCTCTGGCCCAGCATGAAATCTCACTTCGATGAGGTCGTGCGTGGTGGAAAGCAGCGAGCCAAAGAGGCCCGCGACGGCGTCGCTCGATTCCTCCGACGCATCCCAGCGGCTGCTGGCCGAGCGGTGTCCGGGCTCTGGGGCGCCATGAAGGGCGCATTCCAGACCGCGCTCGACGGCGTCCAGCGTTTCGCTGACAAGATCGCGGCCGCCGTGGCCCGCATAGCTGGACTGAAGGCCAAGGCCAGCGGCAACCCGGGCGGCTCAGGTGGTGGGTCTAAGTCGTGGTCTAGTGACATGGCGTGGGCTGCGTCCAGCATCGGCTCGGGCTTCCGCACTGGCGGCCCCACAGAGGTCAGCGTGGCCGCGCCCAGCGTGGACGTCCGGATGTTCCTGGACTCGCGCGAGATCCGCGCCATAGTCCGCACAGAGATCCGCGAAGCAAACAAGGGCGACGCATACCGCGCCCGCATAGGAAGGCGCTAGACATGGGTAGGCCGTTCTCACCAGCTCTCCCGACCCCGGGGGACCCCGCCACAAACGACGTGTATGGGATCGCTGTCAACGCTGCGATTAACCAGTGCAATGATGATCAACTGGGCGCCAAGAAGGCAGCGGACCAGGCATACAACAGCACCAGCCTGGCGAATGACACGCACCTGCTGCTGCCAGTCGCGGCTAGCGCGTTCTACCTGGTGGATTGGTGGCTCCGTCTCGACGGTCCGGCCGCGAACGATGTTAAATATTCGTTTACTGGCCCGGCGTCCGCCACGCTGGTCTGGTCCTCGCTGGGCGCGCTGATCACCAACACAGTCAACGATCCGGCCGCGTTCCCGGACGTGCTCCGCTTCACTGACGCGCCCACCATCGGGACCGTGATCCAACACGGCACCATCGCCGCGTCCACCTTCCAGACCGTCCGCGGCCAGGGCTATCTGGAGACGTCTGCCACTGCTGGCAACCTCCAGATGCAGATTGCCCAGGTAGTCGCTGCTGCCTCTCTCACGATCCGTAAAGGGTCCTGGATTAAGGCTCAGCGGGTGGCCTGATGGGCATCTGGGGAGTGGGCATCTACGGCTCAGGGGTCTACAGCGGCGACACTGACGTGGCGCTGACGGTCCAGGACGTCTACCCCGACCGCGTCCAGCTCGTGGTCTCAGAGAACGTGGCCGGGACCACTGTTACCATCTGGCGCCGCATCACCGGCCAGACCGTTAGGACTGCTGTCCGTGGCGCTGACCACCTGGTCCTCGCAGACTCGGGCCCGATCATCGCGTACGACCATGAGGCGCCCTACGGCGTGGGCCTCGAGTACATTCTGGAGGTCAGCGGCTATGACCTGGACACCGAAGCAATCACGCTCACGCTGGACGGCGGCAAGGTCGCAATAACCGACGCCATCGCGGGCTCGGCTGCGGAGACTGTGATCCTGGCCTGGCCCGATAAGGACATGGCCCGCCCGTCCACCGTTTTCCAGGTGGGGGAACGCAACATTGCGGTCCTGGGTGACCTGGTGGGCTTCACCTCCACCATTGAGTTCTACTGCGAGACGAAAGACGCCCGCGAGAATCTCGTCAACCTGCTCAAAACCTCCACCCAGGGCATAGTCCAGCTCCGTGGCCCTGGTGGCTATGACGACGTGGACTGTTACCTGGCTGTGTTGGGCCTCAGCGTCCGCCGCTGGAGCCAGGATGGCTCAGACCCTCGCCGCGTGGTCGTGGCTGACGTGGTGGAGGTGGAAGGCTGGGCCGCCACCCTGGGGACTAAGACGTTCACCCTGCAAGACATCGCCAACGCTCTCCCCAGCCCACCCAATGACCTCCAGGACCTGGCCGACATGTTCCCCGGCGGCACCCTGCTAGACATCGCCCTGGCTGACTGGTCATGATCACCATCTCGGACACGCTCAAGGGCATCCTCTCGGGCAACACATTCCAGCTATACAACCGGCTCATCTCCATCCAGGGCGGCGTGGTGCTGGCCGACGACATCCCGGCTGTGGACGTCCGCGAGGAAGCAGACGCCAGCCTGAGAGTCCCCGAGACCTTGACCTTTAGCGTTCCGATCATGGACCGCGGCGTGTCCTGGGTGCCCAGCTCGTATGATCATCCGCTCGGAATCTGGGGCCAGCGCATCGTGGCCCAGGTCGGCGTGGGCGTCGCCAGCGGACAGATCGAGTGGCTGACCCGCGGCCAGTTCCTGATCATCAGCGCGGACACGGCGGGTGACTCTGTCAGCGTCCAGTGTGCTGGCCTGCTGTACCTGGTGGATGAGGCCAGCCTGGTAAGCGAGTACCAGCCCAAGGCGAGCGCCACGCTCGGCTCAATCATCCGCGCCCTAATCGAGCCAGGCCTGACCGTGGACCTCACCGCGGCCCCGGTCGATCGCACAGCGCCCAGCAATGTGACGTGGTCAGACAACCGGCTGGACAACGTGGCGAACGCTCTCGACGCCTGGCCAGCTCAGGCTGAGGTCACAGTGGACGGCGTCCTTAAGGTCACCGCTGTCCCGGCCGAGCCGGTTACGCCTGATTTCGTCCTGTCGGACACGGTCAACGTCGAGCAGTTCTCTAGCACGCTCACTCGGGACGGCGCCTTTAACGCTGTGGTGGGCCGCGGCGCATACCCGGACACCGCTGGCGGGCTCGCTGGCCAGGAGATCGTGGCCACGGCCTACGACCTGAGCCTGACTAGCCCGTTTCGCTACGGCGGCCCGTTCAGCCCGTACCTAGTCCCATTCGGCTACGAATCGCCACTGATGACTACTCCCACGATGGTGCAGGCTGCTGTGAACACTCGCCTCCGCACGCTGAGGACCACGTCAGGGCGCACTATCCAGGTTGACTCTGTCCCACACCCAGCCGTACGCCTCCAGGACGCTGTGAGCGTCACCAGCGAGCGCCTGGGGCTCTCCGGGGCCCTGGGTAGGGTCCAGAGCTACGGGCTCGGCCACCAGCCAGCTAACGCTGGTGCGCCCCTCACGGTGAGGCTGCGCGACTGATGGAATGGTCAGGCCTGAGAGTCGCACCACGCACCAGCGTGGTTAAGGGCATCGCCCAGACCGCTGTTGCAGGCACAGGCGCCCCGGTCAGCGTAAAGATCATGGGCGCGACAATCGTCTGTCGCCTCATGCGCGGCGTGACAATCGCCGTGGGGGACATCGTGGCGGGCGTCCGGGTAGGCGGCGAGATCCTGATCTTGGGCCGCATGCACACAGCGGCCCCCAGCGCGCCACCGGACGGCACCGGCTACCCGCCCCAGCCAGAGGGGCTATCCCGTACCGGCCAGATCACATTCTTTCCAGTCGAGACCCGCTCGTATCACACCGGGCCAGGCCCCAACGGCTGGCGCTTCGACACGGATGATCTGCTACAGAGTGAGTGGGGCGGGGACCTCTTCACCGGCTGCGCGTTCTACGGCTCGGCGCCCCGCTCCCTTGCTGGCGCTGTGGTCACCCTGGCCCGGCTCAAGATGAAACGAGTAGCTGGCGGGGACAGCTCGGCGCGCAAACCAGAGTTCTACCGGATCGCGGAATCGACACGTCCGAGCGGCGCGCCGACACGCACAGGCTCCGGCACGCTCGGGCCTAATCTGTCGGTCAATGAGGTGGAGCTGTTCACCCTGCCCAACGCTCTGGCCCAGGACATCGTGGACGGGATCAGCGGCGGAATCGGGATCTGGGTGGCCGACGATTCCCAGCCTCACGTCCGGCTGGCCGGCCGCGGTAAGTACTCATCCAGCATGGCTCTCACAATCGATTGGAACAGGATCAGCTAATGGGCGCGACAGCAGACGGCTTTATCTACCCGGACAACAGCGGCGGGGTGAGCCTGTGGACCCACATCCAGAATCTGGCCACGTCGATCCAGACCAAGCGCGACGCCGAGCGGCTGTGGAATAGCTGGACGCCGACCTGGAACACACCCACAGACGGCGGGGTCCTCAGCGTTGGCGCTGGCGTCAATCAGGGCTTTTACCGCATGGACGGTAACAAGCTGGTCCACGCTGAGTTCCGGGTGGAGCTCGGTGCTGGCTTCAGCATCCAGGCGGGGACGTTCATCCTCAATCTGCCTGTGCCTGCGTACGTCTGGGGCGGCGCCGCGATCAATGGGGCCCTGGGCTCCTGGACCGCTCGTGACAACAGCACCAGTGGGCCCGTCGTCCACCCCAGCGGCACTATCGGCAACTGGGATACGGGCGGCCTGCGCGTTCACTTTGCCGGGGCCCCGGCGGCGTCGTTCACGGGTGCCCCGCGCCGCGTTGACTCCAATGACCCCATCCCGTGGGCCTCTGGTGACGTCCTCGCTGGCGTCCTGGACTACCGGGCGGCCTAGTGAGCAAAGCATGGGCGGGAGGCTCCACCGCGGCCTGGCGTAGAGTCCGGCGCCTGGTGCTGGTCCGCGATCAGTATCGCTGCCAACTCAAGGGCCCGAAGTGCACGAGCGTGGCCACGACGGCGGACCATGTGATCGCCAAATCCCAGGGCGGGACAGACTCCCCCGATAACCTGAGGGCAGCGTGCGGACCCTGTAACCAGTCCCGCGGAGCTGGACCCACTGACCCCGAGCCCCTAAGGACCTTCTGATGATCAACCCAAAAGACCACGGCAGTCCGTACAGCATCACCGGCGCCGACAAGGCGGGCCTCTGGATATTCGTGGTCGCTGTGCTGGTGCGTGGTGCGATGCAGTTCGCACCACACGAGCCTGGCGCGATGATCGACTACGCGTGGGTGACCAACTTCGCCGCTATTGCTGCTGGCTGGCTCTCGATCCGCTCCAGGGTGGGCGACAACGCGAAGACCACTGAGCGCGTGGAGAACCAGACAAACGGGGCGCTGGAGGAGCGCATTGAGAAGGTCGTGCGCGCCGTCATCACAGAGCAGAATCGGAGGAGTTGATCATGAGCCTGTACGTAGACAATTACCGGCCGTGGCCGGACTGGATTGTCAAGTCCAATGAGGAGATCGCGCGGCGGTTTAACACCCAGATTGGGACGTACCCGCACCACGCCCACTCGGACCCGGGCGCCCGAGCTGACGGCGGCAACGCGGCGGACTTCTGGCTGTATGACAACAGCGCTGCGCACCATGATCAGGTCCTGGCCTGGTTCAAGATCAACGCGGAGCGGCTAGGCGCCACGTACATAA